AGGCCGGCCGATATCCGCTGGCGTGCGGTCCGGCCGGCCTGACCTCACCACTGGCACTCGTCACTCCACCTCCGTGGCGGTCTTGGCGATGAACTCGGCGGCATCGAGCACGCCGTCGGCGTAGGCGGCGAACGCGCTGGTCGCTGAATCGAACTTGCGACGCATCTCAGCGATCACGTTGGCGTCGTCGGCCTTCCATTGAAGCGCCCACCGAAGATCGCACGCTGCGGCGTTGACGCAATGCGCCAGTTCCTCGATGTGGTCGATGCGGGCGGTATTTGTGGTCGTGTTCATTGTGGTCTCCTTCTGGTCGTTGTTCTCTCCCACGCACATAACCTTACCTGCTGCATACGCCATTGTCAACCCCTAATCAAAAAATATCGCGATAGCGGTGTGATGTGAGGTACAGCGGGCAAGGTCGGCAGGCGCGTACGATGACCGGTACAGGAGTGCGCTCGTCGCCGCAGGTGTCCCCGTGACCGTCTGTCGCTCACGACCGACCCTGCGCCAACAGCAGTAGGAGTACGGATGAAGTTTCGAGTGACAGGCGGAGAGGACGGGCAGGCAGGTATCAGCGTCGGCTCACGCCGCTACGAGGCCGGTGACATCATCGAGATGACACAAGCGAAGGCAGGGTGGCTGATCGACCGCGGCCTGCTCGTCGCCGACTCGAAAGCCGCCGACCCGGAACCCGATCCCGAACCGGAACCCGACTTCGACGACGACGAACTCGACACCGACGACGACATCGACGACGACATCGTCGAGGAGAGTGAGGACTGATGCCCACGTTCATTCACGGCAAAGGGACAGCGGTCATGCTCGACGAGTTCGACCTGTCCGGCTACTTCAACGCGGCCGACGTCGCACACTCGATCGAGACCGCCGAGACCACAGCGTTCGGCCAGTCAGCGAAGTCGTACATCACCGGGCTGCGTGACGGCACCTTGTCGATGTCCGGCATGTGGGCGGCTGACGCCGACGGCTCCGACGAGGAACTGTCCGCGATCCTCGGTGCGACGACGACCCCGATCGTCACCGTCCAATACGACTCCGGCACGATCGGGAATCGGGCGACACTCGCGAAGGCGCACGAGACGTCGTACTCGATCTCGTCGCCTGTCGCCGATGTCGTCACCGTCACCGCCGACTTCAACGCGAGCACCGACGGCACAGCGAACGTGACGCTCGGCATCGCACAGGGTGTCCAGTTGACCACGGGCGCGTCGATCGCGTTCGGGTCGCTCGGCGACCTCGCATCAGTCGACAACAGCGCGTCGAGCGCGAACGGCGGCATGGGCAACCTGCACGTCGTCGCGAACACTCTCGATGCTGACTGCACGATCAAGATTCAGGACTCGGCCGACGACGCCACGTTCGCCGACCTGATTACGTTCTCAACGGTGTCGTCAGCGACGGTCACTAGCGAGCAGAAGGCGGTCACCGGTACCGTCGCCCAATACCTACGCGCCACCGCATCGTCGGCGGCGACATCTGGTGCCATCACCTTCCACATCGCGTTCGCGCGGTACTGATCCAACAGGAGCAACAGCAACATGCCTACTTTCGTTCACGGCAAGTCCACCCACTTCGAGATCGACGACACCGGCGGCACGAGCCGCGACATCAGCGACACGCTGACCAGCGTCGACTTCCCGGAGACCATCGAGACCGCTGAGACCACCGCGTTCGGCGCGACCTCGAAGTCGTACATCGTCGGTCTCCGCGACGCGACCCTGTCGGTGTCCGGCATCTGGGACGCGACCGTCGACGGGTACTTCATCGGCACGGAGCCTGCATCACGCACGTTCATCTACGGACCGGCTGGCGACACCGGCGGTAACGTCAAGTACACCGGCGAGGCGATCCTGACGTCGTTCAGCATCTCGAACCCGGTCGGTGATGTCGTGACGTTCTCCGCTGACTTCCAAGTCACCGGCGACGTGACTCGCACCACGTTCTGATCTAACCAACAACCAAAGGAGTGACCATCGTGTCCATCATCGACAAGATCAAGCAGGCTCGCGACACCGAAGCGGAGTCGTACACGATCGACGAGTGGGATGTCACCGTCGAGATCAGGTCAATGTCTGCCCGCCAGCGGGCGAACATGAACACCGTGATCGAGGACGACGGCACAGCCGCCGAGAAGCAGGAACTCATGTGGGGCTACCTGCTGTGCTCGTGCGTGTTCGACCCGACGTCCGGCGACCCGGTGTTCACCGAGGACGACATGGAATGGCTGTTGTCTGACAAGTCGTTCGCTGTCATTGACCGGCTCACCGCGAAGTGTTTAGAGGTGTCCAGCGTCAACCGGGAAGCGGTGGACGAGGCGGGAAAATCCTCCTCGGGTTCCCCGACAGACGAGGAGTAACTCATCCTGAGCGGCGGTTCATGTTCCATCTGGCGCGGGAGTTGGGTATGACCGTGCGTGAACTCGGTGAGCGTATGTCGTCGACAGAACTCGTCGAGTGGATGGCGTTGTACAAGATCGAAGCAGGTGAGCGAGATCATCAACGGCAGGTAGCGGAACAACGCAGCAAGAGGAAGCGGTAGGTCATGGCGGACACAGCAGTCGTCGCACGTCTGAAGGCGGTGCTCACGGGCGACTCGTCAGGGTTGCGTCGTGACCTCACCCAGTCTGAGAAACGACTGAAGCAGTTCGGTGATCGAGCGTCCGCGCTCGGCCGGACAATGACGACCCGCGTCACGTTGCCGCTCGTCGGTGTCGGCGCGGCCGCAGTCAAGGTTGCCGCCGACTTCGAGAAGTCGATGACGTCGATCACGGCGCTCGTCGGTGTCGCCCGCGAAGAAGTGCAGCGGATGGAAGGCGACGTCCGCTCGATGGCTGTCCAGTTCGGCAAGTCCGGCACCGAGGCCGCTAACGCGCTGTTCTTCATCACGTCGGCAGGTTTGCGCGGGTCGGTCGCGACGGACACGCTCGCCGCGTCGTTGAAGGCGTCCGCGATCGGACTGGGTGACACCGCCACAATCGCCGACCTCGCCACGTCGGCGCTGAACGCATACGGTGCCGACACGTTGTCCGCGTCCGAGGCCACCGACGTTCTGACCGCTGCTGTCCGCGAAGGCAAACTCGAAGCCGGTGAACTCGCCGGGTCGATGGGACGAGTGCTGCCGCTCGCCTCGGCAATGAACGTGTCCTTCAACGAGGTCGGCGCAGCGTTCGCCGCCCTGTCCCGTACCGGCACAAACGCGGCCGAAGCCGCCACCCAGATTCGCGGCATTCTCTCGTCGCTGTTGCGGCCGACGAAACAAGCCGAGGAAGCCCTAGAAGGCATGGGGCTGTCGTCCGAAGGGCTACGCACCCAGATACGCGAAGAAGGGCTGCTAGCCACTCTCAAGACGCTGTCAGAGGAGTTCGCCGGTAACGAGGCTGCGGCGGCGTCGGTGTTCGGCAACATCCGTGCGCTGTCCGGTGTGCTCGACTTGATGGGTGCGAACGTCGCGACGACCGAGGCGATCTTCGCGTCGATGGCGGACACGACCGGCGCAGTCGACAATGCGTTCGAGGTCGTGTCGGAGACAGCATCGTTCCAGTTCCAGCAGGCGATGGCTGAGATCAAAGAGTCGATGCTGACGCTAGGCCAGTCGATCATGCCGATGGTGACGGACGCGCTCGGCATCATGGTCGATATCGTCCGTGATATCACCGGCGCGTTCTCCGGTCTCGACGACAACACCAAGACGATCATCGGTGTCATCGCAGGCATCACCGCTGTCGCCGGTCCGGCCGCGCTCGCCGTCGGTGCGCTATCCAAAGCGTTCACGTTGCTCGCCGCGAACCCGGCATACCTTGCGATCGGCGCAGCGATCGGCGGTATCGCTATCGCGCTCGGCAACATGTATCAGAATCAGCGTGAGGCACGCGCCCGACAGGAAGCGTTGACCGAGGAGTTCCGTCGCGCGAACGATCCAGCGACGACCCTGATCGACCGTATGTCGGAACTCGCCGCCGAGATCAACGGTGTGCGTGACGCCGCCGAAGGCACCGAGGGAAGCGTCGAGTCGTTCGTCGGTGCCGCGGCAGCGATGGCAGCGATCGAGGTCGAGGGTGTCGCCGACGCTATGGCGCGGGTCGGGTTGACGTCGCGTGATCTCGCCGAAGCGTCCGAGTTCGCGTCGCGTGATATCCGCAACCTTGACGACGCCAACAAACTGCTGTCCGACTCGTCGAACACGACCGCGCAACGGTTGATGAAGTCGGAGAGTGCGCTCGGCGACTTTGTGCGGGCGCTGTACGAGGCCGAGCAGGCCGGGACAGCAACCCACGAGCAGATCGAGGACATCATCGGTGCGCTGTACATCTCAGCCAAGACGTTCGACGATCACCGCGACAAACTCGACGAGGAAGCGAAGCAGTATTTCGTCACCGGCAAAGCGATCGAAGATTTCGGTGCCATCCTCGGCACCGAAGCAGTCGACAAAGCAATGGCAGCGGCGGGCGCGTCCGATAACTACAGTTACTCGCTGGAGATACTGGAAGGCCAACTCGGGTACGTCACCGCCGAACTCGCGATCGCCGAAGGTCACATGCTCGACATGGAAGCCGCGACACAAGCAGCGACGGACGGGTCGCTACAGGGCGCACAGGACTTCGAGACGATGGCACGGTCGCTCGTCGCCGCCGGTAACGCCGCAGGCTACGACGCGGTCAAGACGAAGGAACTCGTCGAGCAACTCGGCATCCTTGACGAACTACCTGACGAGATCAAGATGGAACTCGGTCTCGACGTCGTCGGTGTCGACGCGGTCATCGACGCTGTGCAGGCGTTGCTGAACGCCCAGATGGCGATTATGACGCAGGTCGATCGCATCCCGGCGTCGATCGCGGAACGCTCACCGGACATCCAGATTCTCATGCAACTGCTGTCCGACCTTCGCAACATCGACACCGACTCCGGCGGTGTCGGCGGCGGCGGTGGAGGTGGCGGCGGGTTGTCGGCACCGATCGACGACGCGACCCGCGCCGCCGAAGAAGCGCAACGCCAACTCGACCAGTTAGGCAAGGCGGTCGACCGGCTCGGTTCGTCGATGATGGGACGCGACTTCGTCAAGGACTTGTTCGGTGCGTCACCCGACGAGTTGGCAGACATCTTCGAGACCATCGTCGGAGAGATGGACGACCTCGGGATGCTCGCCGATCAAGAAACGTCGGCGGCTATCGCGCGCCTCGGTGAGCAGTTCATCGCGGCCGCGTCCGCCGCCGAGGAACTAGCAGAGGCGACTCAGGCACTCGCAGACGCACAAGACGAGTTGGGTCGACGTGAGCAGGTGCTCGCCGACATCCGCGACCGGTACGCCGAGTTCCGTAAGGAGTTCGGTCTCGGTCAAGTCAAGATCGCCGGTGACAAAGACCCGCTCGCGTTAGCACTCAACGCGATCGAGCAAAGCCTGCCGAAACTGCGTGCGGCACAAGACGAGTTGGCGAACCTGAAGCAGCGTCGCGGTTCGTTCGAGGATCAAGTGTCCGGGCTGTTCCAGCCGTCGCTATCGCCCGACTCGAACGTGATGGCACAGACCCAGCGGATGCTCGGACAGGCACGCGAGTTCCGCGACAACCTCATCAAACTCCGTGACAAAGGTTTCCCACCTGACGTCATCGCCGAGGTTGTCAACGCCGGTCTGGCGGGCGGCGCTCGGCTGTCGAAGCAACTGCTCCGACTCGGTACCGGCGAGATGGCCGACTTCCTTCGTATGCGCGAGGAGATTGCCGCGATCGGGGCAAGCACCGCGAAGGTTGCGGGCGAGGTGCTGTTCGGTGCGGACATCGCCGGGGCGCAAGGCGAGGTCGACAGGCTTGTCGGTGTCGTCGATCGGCTGTATCAGAACGCGATCGCCGAGGCACGCAAAGATGTCGATGAACAGAGAACCGCGGTCGACGATCTGACTGACGCGCTCGAAGCGGCGACCGCGCAGATGGCGACGCTCGTCGACAACATTCAGGTCAATCTGTTCAACGCCTTCAACAACTTCCTGTCGAAGTTGGGAAGCGAGGTGACGACGTTGACGACGACACCCGTCGGGTTGTCGCTCGACCTCACAGCAATCGACCGTCTGACCGCGCTGATCGCTGACGTCACCGACACGGCAGCGCCCGCACCGACCCCGGCACCCGGCGGCGGCGGCGGTGGCGGCGGTGTGAGTGTTCCTGCACCTGCTCCCGCTCCGGCACCTGCCGAACAGACATACACCGTTCAGTCGGGCGACGGACCTTGGAAGATCATCAACGGTCTGCTCGGCCGCTGGTCGAACTCGGCGGCGCGTCGCCTGTGGCAACACAATGGCATGTTCTACAACTCGGCATCAGATTTCCAGACGATCCATCCCGGTCAGGTGTTGCGTATCCCTGCTCTCGCGGCAGGTGGTCGCGCTCGTGGCGGTATGCCGCACCTCGTCGGCGAGATGGGTCCAGAACTGTTCGTGCCTGATTCGTCGGGTTACGTCGTGCCGAATCATGCGCTCGGTGGCGGCGGTCAAACTGTCAACGTAACGATCAACACTCACGCCGGTATGCGTGCGGACGACATCGTGAGAGAGATTGAGAAATACACTCGCCGTCGTGGGCAGTTGAGCGTCCCGACGACGGGCACACGGAGGTTCTGACCAATGACTATCTACGTTGAGTGGAGAGTTGTTATGGGTCAGACAACTACCGGAGGTGGTGTGCAGGACACCGTGGGTGTTCCCGATGACGCGACTGACTTCACCTCCCGTGTGCGCTCGGTGGAAGTCGATATGTCATGTGCCGTCGGCAGAGTTGGTGGCGCATCGGCACGAATCGTTTTTGACAACTCGGATGGTGCATTTACACCGTTCGGTGGTGGCACCTACGAAGACTGGGACTGGCTCGCAAACCCTGTGTGGGTGCAGGCAAAGACCGGCACCAACCCAGCATCACTGACCGCTCAGACACCATTGTTCGGTGGGGTTGTGTCCGATGTGGAATATCAAGACGACGGCTTCACCTCTACCGTGACAGTGAACTGCGACGACGCATTTACACTTGCAGCCAGAGGGGTGTTTCTAGTGGACTGGGATAACTTCCTCCTCCCATACAACTTCGCAGAAGTCGTCTTGTATTGGCTTGCTGGCAACGCAATACAGGAGCCACCGTTGTTCGGTGCCGACAGCGTTTTCTATGGAGTGGGTTCGGTGTTTGGGAGCAGCGACTACCGCCAGCCTTTAGAGTTGGAAGTGTTCATCGGTGACAACTTTGGTGACGCTCTCAACGGTTTGATGGTGTCAGAACACGGCGTGTGCTTTCCGTGGATACTCTACGTTGACCCACGGCTTGCCCAGTGTGACATAAGGTACGAAGGACTCGTCATTGCACGCGACTGGTTGTACGGAGGCACTAGCACTTACGGCGAGCCAGATGAGTACACCTTTGTTGAAGGAACTCCCACAGGAACCGAGTTGCCCTTCCGGTCACCCACCGTTGGGTTCAACGTGGACACGCTGACTAACTCTGCTGCTTGCACAATCGCTGGCACTGGTGCAGTAACACAAGAGGCTGAGAACACAGCCAGCATTGAAAGTTACGGGCCGAGATCAGCAGAGTTCTCATCGCTTTACTACGGCTATGACGAAGACGCACTAGAACTTGCAGAGGACCTTGTTGCTCGGTACTCAAGTGTTGACTTTGGAATCACAGGCATCACGCTCACTGGCAAGATGATTCAAGGCAAATGTGCCGACACGGCTCTAGATCAGGTGAGTTACCTTGTTCAGACACCAAACAATGGGCTTTCCGACTCCACCGTTTTCGGAGGATTCGACCAACCTCTGCGTGGCCCGTTGTTCGTCCCGATGTTCGTTGAGTTCACTGGTGCCGGTGGAGTTGACCTTTCATCGCGTGTGACCTTCTTCCGTGCCTCGTACCGCATCACGCCAGACGACTGGGAACTCACTTTGTCGGATGGTCGTCCTGCCGTGTCCTCGTTTGGTTTCGTGCTTGGCAGAAGCAACTACGGCGTGCTGGGCACGAACAAGGTGGCGTGATGATCCACACGAACTGGGAACTGTGGGTACGGAAAGCGACACCGGGCGGCGTCGGAACGTACACCGGCGACATCCCGGATTACGGGTTCGACTTGACTGACCGGATGATGGGCGCGGCGTTCACTCGGCGCGTCGAGTTCGGCGAGGTCGGTGAGGCGTCGTGTGAGATCACGTTCGACAACAGCGACGGACATCTCACACCGTTCCCATACGATCACGACACCATCTACGACGACGACCGGTTCTACGACAACGGTCTCGACTGGTTCTCGCAATGGGTGATCTATCTGATCCCGTACGCCGACCTCGTCGACGGCACAACTCAGCGCGGCATCGCCTACACGTTGATACCGACCGACGTCGACATCGACGACGACGGGTTCACGTCAACGGTCACGGTGACGGGTCGCGACTTCATGTCGAACTGGCTTGAACGCAACAAGTTGGCGAACGTGTCACTCGCTGCGCTCGACTTCCCGGCGGCTGTCGGCGCGCTCATCAACACCTATGCGACACCGATCTCGGCGGACACGATCGAAACGACGACGACGACACCATCGGGAGTGTCAGTCACTATCGGCAACATCACGCTGTCGTTCCCTGACGGTGTGTCACTCGCCGAGGTGATGCGACAGATCATGGCAACGAACGGCGGTCTGATGTTCGACGCACAGATCACCTACTTCGTGTCGTCCGGGTTGACGCGCAACTCAGCGACGGTCGTCATGGCACAACCGTCGAACCTTCAACCGTTTGAGCCGCCGCTGCGGTTCACCGACCCGACCGGGATCGCGGCGGGTCGTGACGACGGTCTCGGCGGCACCGTCTACGACCTGCTGCCCTACCGGAACCTTGCGTTCGGCACCGACCTGAAACGCATCGTGACCGCCGCTTATCTTGCGACCGCGGCCGAGTCGAGCCAGTCGACCGGCACGAACCTGCCGACCTACGGGAGCCGTACCACCGCCCTGCGGGAACTGCCGGTCGCGACCGCACCGTCAGGTACGTCACAGCAGTTCCTCGACGACTACGGCGACATGTTGACCGCGTGGTGGGACGAAGGCGAGTACAGCCCTGAGGCGTTGGAGATCACCGGCGGCATGATCGAGTCGTATGCCGAGGACGACGCGCTCGACACGGTCGCTGCGTTGATGGGTAGCGCGTTCGGGTCGACGGCGTCCGGCGGTGCGTTCCATGTCACCCTGATCGACGTGCCCGGTGCGGGCGGCACATTGACACAGGCCGAGGGGACGTTCCTTCAGTCGTCACTCTATCTGACACCGACTGACTGGGTGCTACGGTTGGACAGCGGAATCGGACAGCAGACCGGGTTCGGGTTCTTGCTTGATGACGACAACCTCGGCGTGTTGGACGAGAACCGGCTTGCAGCCCCGACGAAGATTTACTAGGAGACAGACGAGATGCCATACCCATACACCAACGGAGATGTGCTGAACGCAACCGACATGAACGCTGTCGGCTTGCATCTCATAACGCCGTCATCGGTCACAAATGGCACGCTGTCAGGTGCGACCGTGACTATTGGCTCGGCGGTGTCATCGGTGACGGTGAATGGTGTGTTCTCTGCCGACTTCGACAACTACCGGCTTGTCGTTACTGGAGCCGCTTACTCAGTCAGTAATACGACGGTGATGTTTCGACCTTCCAACGCGACGACGGCGTACTACGGGTTGATGGATGTTGACCTGTGGACGGGTGCAACATCGACCGACTACTACAACAATGGCTCATTTTTGGGAATAGGACTCACGACGACGTTCGCAGGCGCATCGGTTTCATCGACCGACATCTTTCAACCGTTCGCCACTTTGCGTACTCTTATTGCTGGACAGCACTACGGCAACGGCTACATGGGGCGACACATAGGGAACCACAACGTCGACCAGAGCCACACCTCGTTCACGATTGCACCCAACAGCGGAACGATGACCGGCGGGACGATCCGTGTCTATGGCTACAGCAACGGGTGAGGTGACAAATGACGTTCACAGCACGACAGGTATTGACGGCAGCGCAACTCAACGACCTTGAGATTGACACGCTGACCACGACCGGGAACGTGACGGTCGGTGGGACACTCACCGCGACGATCGCTGCTGCCGGGTCGGACGGACAGATTCAGTACAACAACGGAGGATCGTTCGGCGGTGCGTCTGCGCTCTATTTCGATGATGTGAACAGTCGTGTCGGTATCGGTACAACGACACCACAGACACCTCTCGGCGTGAATGGCAATATCGACATTGTTGGCGCAAACAAGTCTATCGTGTTCGGGCGACAGTCGGAGAATGGCCCTCACGGTCTAGAAGTCTGGAATAGCGGGTCGCTGGAATCAGCGTTGTACTACCGCACCGACCCTAATGCTTGGTCGTTTGAGAACAGTAGTGGGACAGACATTCTCACGGTCGATATCCCAAATATTCGTGTCGGTATCAACGACAGCACGCCGTCGTACACTCTGGATGTGGGGGGGTCAGGTCGCTACACAGGAACACTCTACTTTGGTTCATCAGCAGGATCTCGTATCCAACCCGGTACCAACGGAGCCAACGACACCATCAACTTGGTATCAGATGAAACATCTGTGAGCGGTCAGTCAATAGTAATCGACGCGGACTCAGACTTGGATTTCCGTATTGGCCCGGTCTCCACCATGAAAATGTCGAACCGACAGGTGTACTGGGGCTACACAGGTAATCAAGGGCTGGGAACTGCCAACACTATTGTCGGCACGAACTTTGGTATTGCGTATGCGTTTGATGAGTCGTCAGGTACTGCATCTATTGGTACTAGTTGGACTACGATACTCAACGCTTACGCAACCCCAGTAGTAACTGGTGGCAAACGATGGGGAACTTCCGACTCGTTTACTTGCTGGGTGCTCTGGGGATTCAGCGCATACTCAACAAATGTGTCGACTAAGTACACTAAGGTCTTGGCGAACAGTAGCACTCTCGACTACGCCACATCACAACAATACTTTTTCTACAACACCACATACCAGCATCAAGGGTGGTCATTCTTCGACACGATCACATTCCGCCAAGATTTGGGAACTATCAACTTCCAACTCCAAGTTCGTTCTGCCTCCGGTTCGATCAACTTTGATGTCAATGATTACAAGTGGCTTTGGGTGTTCAAGATTTGAGAGAAGCAACAATGGATACGACATTACCGAGGCTGCACGCCATTCTTACTCAAGGGTTAGACACTACGAAAGTTGGTGTCACACTTGCCCAGCCGGTTGAACAAACGGTGCACGACATCTCCTACAACTGGCTACATTGGGAGTCGGAGGTGTATCCGAAGCCAACACAAGAGGAGTTCGATGCTGCATTGGCTCAGGCCAGACAATACGACTATCAAGATTCTCGTCGTGACGCATACCCGTCTGTGGAGGATCAGTTAGATATGCTGTATCACGACGGCTACGAGGGTTGGCGTGCCACCATTGACACCGTGAAACAGCAGTATCCGAAACCGGAGTGAGATTATGAACGAAGAGCAGAGCATTCAAGTTGGCGTTATCCCAGAGAAAGATGTGATTATGGAGTTCCAGAGGCGGTACCCGAAGGAGTGGGAGACTGTTGTTCAGTCGGTCTACATCCGTCAGTTGGAGGAGCGGATCGCGGAGTTAGAAGGCAACGATGCCGACGAACTTTCCGAGTAGCGCAGACTCGTTCACGAATCCGTCACCGTCGGATTCGATGGCGACGGTCAGCCATGCCGCTCAGCACGCGGATGTGAATGATGCGGTGGAGGCGTTGCAGGCGAAGGTGGGTGTGGATGGTTCGGCGGTTACGTCGTCGTTGGATTACAAGGTTGCTAATCAGGGTTTGACACGCATTTTTGAGGGCAACATGTCTGGGACGACGTACAGCATTAGCAATGTGTTCTCGTCTGCGTTTCGGAACTATCGCATCACCATTAGCAAATTTGGCATTACGTCGAGCACGACCCGCGTTATGTCTGTTCGTTTCCGCACGACAAGCGATGACACAACCGCAGGGTATTCGGTTTCTGAATATGGGCATTTTGGTGCGACAGCGTTCAACGGTGGTTCATCGGCGCAGAGTTCGGGCAACGTGTGCAGCCTGTCGGGCGCGTATTTATCAAGCGCATCTTTTGACGTTCTGAACCCGAACATCTCCGCCGTTACAGGTCTGTGTGGCGATTTCCTGACGTATCAGAGCAATGTCGCCGACTATGTGCTTCGCAGTACCCGTTTAATGATGGGGACATTTACTCAATACACAGGGATTAGTTTCATATTGTCAGCAAGTTCGTTTGACGCCATCAACTGCAATATTACCGTCTACGGATACGGGCAGTCATGAGCGATACACCAGACACCGACGACATCCTCGAAGCGGTCGAAGTTGACGCGATCACCGGCGAAGTGACACGCCGACCGTTGACAGACGAAGAAATAGCCGACCTTGAAGCAATGGCACAAACATCGCTGACACCGGAGGCACCGTCATGATCCCTATGTGGTTGCATACAGCGATCTGGGTTGCGGGTGGCGCACTCTACGGCTGGTTGTTGGCGCAGGTTCGACACCCGAAGGAAGGTGACCGCTGATGGCTGCACCCGGATCATTCACATCAGGCAGCGTGTTGACCGCAGCCGAGTTGAACGCGATCGGCACAGGCCGAGCAGGACATCGCCAACGGCTGACCACGGTCGACTGCTACCATCGTCGACATGTTCGAGACCAAGTTCCTGAAAGACGTCGCCGAGCGTGCCGTCGCCACGTTCGCACAGACCCTCGTCGCGCTCGTCGGTACTGACGCTGTCGACATTCTGTCGGTCGGTATCGGCGACTCGCTGAAGGCTGCGGCGGTCGCGGCCGGGTTGTCGGTCGTGAAGTCAATCGCGGCGGCGAAAGGTCCGATCGGTGACCGGTCGGCGTCGGCGGTGAAACTCGATGGCTGACCGTAAGTACACCGGCTACGACGAGACCGCATCAGGTCGTCGGGCCGGTACCGAGAAACTGATTCAGATGATCGCGTTCCTGACGAACCGTGCGCTGTGGAACAACGGGTCGTATGTGGTGCGGAACAAGCGCGGCAAGGGATCACCGTCGGTTCATTCGACCGGCCGGGCGTTCGACATGTCATGGCGCAAGATGGGCAACAAGGGCAGCGGCCGGTACGAGGACGCCGAGAAGGTGATGATGATGCTCACCGACCCGCGGCTCGCCGAGGCGTTAGAGATCGAAGCGGTGTTCGACTACTATCCGGCACCGTACGGGCGCGGCTGGAAATGTGACCGCGCGTCGAACGGCAACGGCGGCTGGCAGGTGTACGACCGCAAAGCGTTCTCGGGTGCGCCGGGCGGCGACTGGGTGCATGTCGAGATCAGCAACCGGTACGCGGACGATCCCGGTGCGGTCGAGCAGATCATCCTCGACTACCTCGCGAACAGCGACACACCCGCACCCGCTCCCGCACCCGCACCCGCACCCGCTCCAGCCCCGGCACCGGCAGCGGCACCGGCTCCAGCGGACGAGAAGAAGAACGCGGCACCGTTCAAGCGGAACGTGCGACGCGGCTCACGCGGCGACCTTGTCAAGCAGGTGCAGGCACGCCTCAACGACCTCGGTCACGAGGCCGGTCCGGTCGACGGCAAGTTCGGTGCGATGACCGAGGGCGCGGTGAAGCGGTTCCAAGCGGCGAATCAGCCTGACGCCGGTCCGGTCGACGGTTGGGTCGGTCGGGTGACGTGGGGCGTCCTGTTCGGCTGAGTCGCCTCAGACGCAACCTGCTGCGCGCGTCGCGCGGTTTCTATGTCGGTTTGATAGCGGTGGCGTGGCTTGCGCCTGCGACCGCTTACGGGGGCACACAGACGGTCTCAGAGGAATCTGACTGGTGGCTCACCGTCGACGCGGACGGCACGCTCGTCGTGGTGTACGGCAACAGCGACCGGGACTGCAATGAGCCGGGCGCTGATCCGTACCTGTGGCTGTATGACGCGGCCGGTGTGTTGGTCGCGTGGGACGACGACGGCAATCATGGTGTCGGACAATGCGTGTCGTCGAAGTTGTATGTGACGCTCGACGCCGGGTCGTATCGAGTGCGTGCCGGTTACTACCCGGCGCAGCAAGGTGTCGGCTACGAGGGTGGCACCTATTCGCTGGTGACTGAGTTCACGTTGACGGGTACAGGCACCACATCAACATCGACATCGACCTCGACGACATCGACCTCGACGACCAGCACATCGACGACGACCACCTCGACGAGCACAAGCACGACGACACCGCCGACGACCTCGACGTCCACGACCACCACCTCGACGACGACTACAGTTCCACCATCGACGACAAGCACCACCACCACCACGACGTCGACAACGACGAGCACGACGACCTCGACCGTGCCCGCTACTACGTCCACCTCGACAACGACGTCGTCATCCACGACAACGGTGCCGCCCACCACTACCAGCACAACATCCGTGGCACCGTCCACATCGACAACGTCCGCGCCGACGACCACGACATCGACGAGTACATCCACAACGACCGTGCCGGAGACCACGACCACGGTGACGACTACTACGACGAGTTCTACACTTGCGCCACCTGCCAGCGTGCCCGACCCTGCACCGACCACGACACCGTCGACATCCTCATCGACGACTACCACCACCACCCGCCCGCCCGAAACATCGACCAGCGTCACATCGACGACCTCATCGACGCTGCCATTGCCGCCGGTATCGGCGGTTCCCACAACGATCCCGCTGCCGGACGCCGCCGTCAAGGTCGCCGACGCGCTCGACACCGCACCACCTGAACTCGTCGACGCTGTCATCGACGCGCTCGACGGCACGATAGAACCCGATGACGTCACCGCGCTCGTCGACTCCGGGTTCCTCGACGCCGACCCGACGGTGATCGCTGTCATCGTCGACGTCCTCAATCAAGCCGACGACGAGACCCGCAGCGCGCTCGAACAGCAGGTCAACGTGTTCACGGGCGCACTAGATAGTTACATGCCGGTCGGCTCCAATGTGACAGTCGCCGAGCGTCGTACGATCGTGGCTGTCACCGCGACGGTCGCATCGCCGGTGTCGCCACTACCCGCCGCA